CCCATTTCGCAAGATTTGGGCATTTTTTTGTTGACTTTGGGTACCATTTTGTGTATACTATATAAACACTTGACACATATAGGTACACAGAATGACATTTTATCGACATATAATAATTGTTCCTTTAGTAGGAATTCTTACAGCATGTGGTGGTGGAGGTGGAGGTGGTACTGATGTTGCTGGTGCTCTTATTACAGCAGGCGGAACTACTGGGGGAGGAAATAGTGGCAACACTACTACACCAACCGTATCATTATCAGCAAGTACCTATGAGATTGTAGCAGGAGATAAGACTACTTTAACTTGGTCTAGTTCTGATGCATCGTCATGTACAGCATCTGGAACATGGTCAGGGAGTAAAGCACTAAGCGGTAATGAGAACATCACATTAGATAGTTATGGTGATTACACGTTCTCTATCGACTGCTCAGGCGCTACAGCAAGTATACAAGTAACTGTATCTGACGATGACAGTGAAGGGTCATGCACTAACCCTCATAGTGCAAAAATCAAACAATCATATATCGGTAATTACGAAATACCTATACCACAAAATTCATTTAGTGATGATCATCTTAAGTCAATAGGATTTAAAGATTACGGCGTAGAGTGGATATATAAAAACTTTGAAAACAGAGGTGATAGTTGGATATCAGATTGTACCCAAGAAGAATATGTCAAGTTAATGTATCGTACAACATTACGTCAATTAAAAGATCATGGAGTAACAACTGCATGGGTATATAACTTTGGATATTGGCAAGATCATACAGAGTCTTGGCAACTTAATCATAGTCGTAAACATTTAAGTGATTGGGTAATAGAATTTATTGCCGAGACCGCACAAGACTTAGGAATGAACATGCATTATGCATGGCAGTTCTTAGCATTAGATGATCAAAACAATCTTCTGTTTCCCTTTGACGGTCAAGTATATGTTGATATGTCTTTACTAAAAAAAATTATGAATACACATGAAGAACATATATTATGGGAAGCAGATAGGTTACAGCAATTAGGTGTAACATCTATGTCAGCGGATTGGAGTGCTATGTGGGTATGTTTTTGTGGTCTAGAAAATGAAGCAAGTTCTTCTGAACGTGACCGACTTAAAAGTTATTATATGGAAAGAATGGCATCAATAATCTCTCAGATTAAAGGCAGATTTGACGGTGAAGTATATGTAGGTGAAGGTATAATATGGAATGATTCACGTGTATTCGATCAAGTAGACGGTGTCATTGGCAGTCTGCCTAACTTATTATATGATGATGAAGTAGCAGGTGCTAACGTAGAACTAATAGAAGAACGTGTATCAGAATATGTTACACAACTCTATGATTCATGGACATGTAACGATAATCAACCATGTTGGGAGTATACTACATATCAGTTACCTAAAGTTATCTGGAATATGTTTGCTCAAAGCCATGCATCATTCTTAAGTAAAGGTTGGGTCGAAGACGGCTTTTGTACTCAAGGAACTTATGACGATGTTTACTATGATGATTGTATGCAATGGAATGTTCCAACTGATTTTTCAGCACAAGCAATATTTATAGAAGGTATGTTACGAGCAATAGATAAACAGCCTTGGTTTGAAACAAAAGGAACAACAGCAAGTACGGCTTATTGGTTATCAGATACACTTATTCCTGATCAAACTGAAAGGCTTGGATTTGGGCTAGAAGGTTTTCCTAATATCTCACAATCATTGAGAGGTAAGCCAGCAGAAAAGATCATTAAGGCTTGGTATACAGGCGAATACGAACAATATAATCCGGAGGTGGAATAATGAGTATTTTAGATAACGGTCGTAATGCGGCTAATATTAAATGGGTTGCACAATTATTATATAATGGTGGCATTGATGAATTAACTAGTTGGTTAGCAGAACAAGATCAACATACAAAAGATGATATTGCCAGCTTATTTCATAATCTTTCTCATTATATTAGAGAAGAATGTGAGCCAAAACTAACTGAAGCAGAATATGATGCCCTTGAAGTATCTGAACCTGATTATCCGCAAGTTTGGGAGCCTTTACGACTAGTAAAGCCAAAATAAATGCAAATAAATGCAAATAAATGCAAAAAAGGCTTGACTTTGGGTACCCAAATACGTTATAATATACTCATATTATGAAAAACAAAGGAAACAATATGTACTATATAATCGATAACACTAATCAAGCAGTTCACAGAGAGCCTAATAAGAAGTCTTATGCTTCTACTCAGTACAAGACTACTGGTGCCGCTAAAGCTGGTATCACTAGAACTGTAAAATACTATCAGAAGGCTTTTGATCAAGTTGCTGAATGCGTTGCTAATGGTGAATCAGAATACATGGCTAACATGTACAATGCATACCGTGATGCTACTGAAGCACACTTTGGTAGAGTTCACAAACAGTTTGCATCGTCTTATACGGTTGTTGCTGTTGCAGATTATGTAGAACCAATGATTACTAAGACTGGCATCTGCCCAGGTACTGGTGAGCAAATCACTGTAACTGAAGGAATTAATACTCCTCATTACATGTCAACACTTTCAGAATCATACTGGAGTGCATAAGGAATGAGAACTATGCGTAGAAATCAAATTGAATATTCAGCCAACGATGTTTGGGCGGCTTCTGCAAAAGCATACTTGATGAATGGTAAGACCTACATCAAGGCACATGAGAAGACTGATAAAGTCACTCCGAACCGAGACGTTATGAAGCAGTTGCTAGAAGACAACCTCAAGGGTATCGATGCGACTACTAAGAACCTCGGTGTGCAAGTTCGTCAACACTATAAAGCACTTACATTCAAATCCTTACAAGGTGGTTGGATGTCTGACTTTGACAAGGCGGCAATGGCTCTCGCAGACAAAGACATAATTACCGATATGAAAGATTTCGGTATGATTGCAAGTCTTCCAAAGTCATATGATCGTGCTATAGTAAAGAAAGGTCAAGAGGACCGAATTGCTTTGGAGTCTAAGACCTCTACTGCAATCGGCAAAATTAAAGATAGAATAGAATTGGACGTTACTGTCCTCAGAACTTTTCTGTCTCACAAGTATAATTGCTACTTTATCACTGCTAAGACTAGCACCGATTCAGTAGTATTTTTTGCTTCATCTACTATACACCCAAAAGTAGATACCGAACTAAGAATTAAAGGCACAGTTAAAGGTCATCGCACAGACGATCATGGACTAGTGACTACCCAGTTGAATCGTGTAAAAGTAATGGAGGAAGTATGAAAAACTTAGCAATAGGCTTTGTCATAGGATATTTGGTTTGTACCTTTATCTTTGGTGGAGCAGGCGCTGTCGGAAATTTGGTCGAGCAATCGTTCAGTCAAGTTTCTATATGGTGGAGCCAAGGTCTTGATATGTTTAATAGTTATGAACCGAAAGGTTGACATTGAATTTGATTGGCTGTATAATAATAGTATATTAAGGAGACACATATGAGTGCAAGTTGGATACATAAACTAAATGAAAGCAATTCAAAATTGCACAAGCAAGATGTTTTGACTCAAGCATTAGAAGCCGCAACATTAGGCAGTGATAATGCAGATACGTTTTTAAAACTTGCTGGCATGTGTTACAATCCATATGTTACATTTGGAGTCAGAAAGATTTCTGATAATCAGGAATCAGATAGAGAATATGCTAACCCTTATCCAGAGTTTATTGAATTACTAGAACAACTTAAAGAACGTAAGTTAACTGGTAATGACGCCATTGATGCAGTAGCAAAGATGTCTCTACAATTTTCTAGTGATGAATGGAACAACTTTTGTGCTCCAGTCATTCGCAGAGATTTACGTGCAGGATTTTCAGTTGCTACAATCAACAAAGTTTGTAAGAAGACTGACTATGAAGTACCAGTCTTTAAATGTCAACTTGCTACTAACGGAGACGGCAGACCTGAAATGTCAGGCACTAAAAGACTTGAGCCTAAATTAGATGGCGTCAGAGTTCTGATGGTAGTATCGATGGAGCCAGGCATGTATGATCATCCTGAGCCAGTCGCAACATGTTACAGTCGTAACGGAAAAATCTTTGAGAACTTCACTCACATTGAAGATCAAGTAACTAACAATGTCCAAAGCATTATTGCTTTACTAGGCAGTAAGATTGGTAATTGCTCTAAAGGATTTGTATTCGATGGTGAAGTTGTTGGAGCATCATTCAATGAGTTAATGAAACAAGCACGTAGAAAAACTGATGCTAAGGCTGATGATACAGTGTTTCACGTATTCGATGTTATGCCGTTAGCAGACTTTCAACGTGGGCATTGCAACGCACAATTCAGAAAACGTATTACTGCAATGAACAACTTAAGACCTCTATTAGAAAACCTCAGTTCTGTAGAAACTATGTCACACATCATTGTTGACTTAGACACTGATGAAGGCAAACAACAAATTAAAACATACTCTAACGATATGGTCAATGCAGGATTTGAGGGCATTATGATCAAAGATTTAGAGGCACCATATGAGTGCAAACGTAATCTCTTCTGGATGAAATGGAAGCCTACTATTACTGTAGACTTACAAGTCATCGATATCGAAGAGGGTACGGGAAGAAATAAAAGTAGATTGGGTGCATTAGTTTGTCAAGGGACAGACGATGGCAAACTGATCAATGTTAATGTTGGCTCTGGATTTTCAGATGATCAACGAGCCGAATTTTATAGTAACCAATTTGATGTTATTGGAGAAACTGTTGAAGTATTATGTGATGCAGTATCTCAAAATCAGGATGGCTCATACAGTTTAAGGTTCCCTAGATTCGTCAGATTTAGGGACGACAAATAGGAGAATATTATGACAATAAAAGATACGTTTAAAGACGAAGAAGGAACTCTGCACACACTTGCAGATATGCTTCCAGCACAACCAGGTGATGAAGATTACATTGATGTTGACGGAGGTCAATGTTGCTGTGGTGAATATCAATGCAATGAAGAATACTCACATTGGAGTTCAGGTCACTAATGGCTAAGGTAATTCATGCAACGATGTCTGAATGGCATCAAGTACAAAGAAAATATTCATTAATAATTGATGTACAATATATTTTTGATCTACATGAGGGAGATAAAACCCTTGAAGAATGTCAAGTTATATTTGACAAGATTGCAGAAGGTGAAATGCCAGTCGAAGACTTAGAAGAAGTCGGAAACTTTGGCATGGACTGGGATTACCAAGACGATGATGATTGGTGGACTATGAGAAAGGGTGGCTTTGATGTTACCTATGACCAAGAGGTAATAGATATAGATGAGTGATAACAATCTAAACGATTTTGAAAATAACAAATTAAGACTAGATGAACTAGTTGGTTCCAAATATGTTTTCCCAGATGGGGACTTTATTCAAGTTAAAGAAATTAAAATAAGAGACAAACCTATAGATGGCCAAGGAATAGATGGGAGTGCTCCTTTTATTACTTACTTGATTCAACAGGGTCCAGGCATACCAAGACAACTCAGTATGTTCTACCAAGAATTTATCGACACGTATGGACATTTGTTTACAAAAGAATTAGACAGAGAATAGTATTACTAAATAACCATGCTAAATCGCACTAAATACTATGTACGATAACGCAAAGGAAACCAATTATATGAAGACAAATTCATTTATAGCCTGGCTGACTTTAATTACAGCACTCACTATTAGTGGTGTTGCCATTTTTTATTCAGTATCAGGTTTAGCCGCAATATTCTCAGCGGCAGTTATCCCAATCATTATTATGGGAGGTGTATTAGAAGTAAGCAAACTTGTTACCGCAGTTTGGTTACATAGATATTGGGGAATAGCCACATGGTGGTTAAAGACATATCTAAGCATTGCCGTATTAGTCCTTATGCTTATCACATCTATCGGTATTTTTGGATTCTTATCTAAAGCACATGACACAGCATCAGGTAATGCAACAGAAGCCATAGCAACTGTAACGAGAATCGATGGACAGATTGCCAGAGAAGAAAACAGAATTGAAATACTTGAAAATCGTATTACAGGCACATCGTCTGGTACAGGGTTTGATGTAACCAGTTCTATTACACAACAAGAAACAATCAGAGACGGTTCATGGGATAGAGTACAAGATGATATTGATTATGCACAAGGTCAAATAGACAGACTGAGAGATCAACTTGCTGTATTAGATAGAGCAGTAAACGATTTAAGAAACAGAGGTGTCGAAGTCATTGAAACAGATGCCGGTGGTACCTTCAGAAGGGCTGAAACAGAAACTATCGATTATGTTGCCCAAGCAGATACATTATATGAGCAACAAAAAGAACAACGTGATAGTATTGATGAAGACATTGATGACCAACAGTCAAACATTGATAGTTATAGACTACAAGCACAGAATACAATCAATAGTGCCAATGCAGAAATTAATCGTTTAAGACAGCAATCTACATCATCACAAGATGATGACTTGGATCAGATAGATGAATGGAACCTTCAGATAGATGGTATCTATAATACAATCGATGGACTTAAAGACGAGAAGTTTGAATCAGAACAAGCAGTTAGATTAGTTGAAAGTGAAGTAGGGCCAATCAGGTATATTGCTGAGTTCTTTACTGGTACCGAAGATGCAGATGCAAATCTATTAGAGTCAGCAGTATCATGGTTGATCATGGTTATCATCTTTGTATTCGATCCACTAGCAGTCTTATTGCTAATTGCAAGTCAGTACACATTTGAACAACGCAAAAAGGAAAACCCTAGCCTGGAAAAGCCTGAACCCCCTGAAGATCCAGATCCTCAACCCTTAGGCGGTTTTGAAGGGTTTGATACGGTTCCTTTCGGAATGGACGATAACATAGAAAAAGATTACGAGTTGATGAAGGAAGACATTGATAGTACTGAATTAGAATCAGGGTTTGATTTTACAAAAATACAACCTTCTATAGACGAAGTTCGCAATGCATTTAATGAATGGGAAGAAAGTCAAAAATTATTGGATGCAGCCTCGGTTGAAAAAAATCAGGTGGTTGAGCCTGTACCCGAGCCTATCTCAAAAGACCCAACGTTCTTGCGACAAATAGAAGAAACTAAACAAGCATTTAAAGAATACTACGGAGATAATCCACAAGACACTCCAGATATCTCTCAGGGTGTTACATATCAAAAAGTAGAAGATAGTGAATACTTAGTCGGTCCAGATGGGTCAATTCATCAAAACGCACTTAAAATGGCACATCCTGAATTGTTCTTAGCAAAAGATAGTGAAGGAAGACAAGCATCAACTAATTTCGGAACCATATTCCCTTCAATTGCAATGAAGGGAGATATCTTTGTTAGAGTCGATCAAATGCCAAATCGTGTCTATAAGTTTGAAGGTAAGAGTTGGATCGAAATTGATAAGGCAACCACAGATTCATATACATTCGATGAAGAATATATTGAGTACATTATTTCTCAGATCAAGTCTGGGGAGTATGATATCGATTTACTTTCTGATTCTGAACGCATCCAAGTAGAGACTTATCTTACTAAGAATTCTGGGTAAATGACTTACCCAAAAGTATTGCATAAGTCTCTATAATTTCATATAATACATCTAAGTTAAATTAATAATACCCAAGTTAGGAGGGTTAACTATGAAAAATGCAACAAGCATAACACTACTATCGATACTGATTATGACCACAACGGGTTGTTCGATGTTCGGTGGAAAAGCAAACGATGTTGATGTTCCGAAAACAACAGCAGTAACTAAACAAAAACTCAGCACATACTTTGAAGACGATGGTATCAGAGTTAACTGGGAATGCGTTGACAGAAACGGTTGGACACTGAACATGACTTGTTCTGAAAGTGTAATCGAATCTATCGAAGCAACAGTGACAGTACCAGCAAACGGTGGCACTAACTTTAATGGTGCATCAGCAAATCAAATTGGTCAATTAGAATCAATGGCAATGATTGCTAGATTCATTAGCGAAGAAATTACAACTGAAAGAGTTGTAACTCTTATGGCTCAGAATGTTGAGAAAGCAGATGACACTTATCGTAATCCAATATCGGGTACAGGGCAAAACAATGTAAATGCTCCGAGACTACCAGCAGTCGTTGGTATAACAAGCAGTGAGCCTCAAGCACCGAGAGACACTAGTAAACCAAACATGAACTTTGCTGTACGTTCTAATGTTAATGACACTGTAAGAGATTTAAACACAATAGTCAGAGGCAATGCACAAGCAATCATGCGAGGAACTACGTTTAAGGTCGATCAAAAAGACGATCAATTGATCCAGATTACAGCAGTCTGGGAAAGAGAAATGGCCGACAACGTTCAAAACAAAATACAAACTTATTTTCAATAGGAGTCTTGTATGAGACTAGTTCTCGCAGTCTTACTTATCCTTACTTCTCCTATCGCACTAGCAATTCAAGTGCAGGGAGAAGGTTCTTCTTTAGAACAAGCAATAAAAAATGCATTCAAAGTAGCAATCGACAATGAAGTCGGTGTAATTTTAGACACTGAAAGACATTTGAGAAACGGTAAAATCGTTCATAATCAAATTCTTTCATACAGTGCAGGTTACATTACTACATACACAATTATACATCACATACACATTAGAGACAGAAACATACATCAAGTCAATGTGGACGTTACAGTTGCTAGTTCTACGTTAAAGAACTTCTTGTTAAGTTCTAATCATAACCCCAAATCTTTTAATATCGATGACATTAAAGCACAGACACAATCGATTAAAAAAACTTATAAAGACGGTATGGATTTACTTGATAGTACTCTTAAGTTTTTTCCTAACAATGCTTTCAATATAGAAACACATGACTTTAGTGTTATTGCTAGTCAACATAATCCCAATAAACATTATTTACATATTCCTTATAGTATAACTTGGAACCAAGCATATTTGGTTGCATTACAAGAACTACTAATGAAGTTTGAAGTAGAGGGTGCTATTTCGTTTGTTAAATTTAATGAGGGTAAAATCTATATCTCAGATCAAAAATTAATGAGAAGACTTAAGCAAACATTTAGTCGTAATGACCAAGTGTTATTAAATATTAATTCATTACATACTAATATATCTATAAATAGTTGTGTGCAAAGTATACGAGATAAACCCGGCGAGGTTCATGGCAGTGTCAAATCACTATACACGCATCCTAGTAGGGGAATAGATATTAAATCTAATAATACAGTTAATAGTTTTATATTATTCCCTATAAATGAAAATGATTTAGAAGAATTTGAAGGGACAACTGAAGTGACATTAAGTGTATCGTCAGTTAATAATTGCCCCGAAAATTCATAAGATAAGTATTCTATATGACTGATAAAGCCGAGTTTCATTGTTCTTTTTGTGGCAACCATAAAGACGATGTACAAAAATTAATAGTAGGGGAAAACGTAGCCATCTGTTCGGATTGTGTCGTCCTCTGTCAAACCTTAATAGAAGAAGAAAAGCCACAAACCGGATCTGACTCTAGTGAAGTGATTGAGAAGGTAGAACCGTATGCTATAATGAGACACCTAGACAAGTGGGTCGTTGGACAGAAGTCTGCTAAAGAGGTCCTAGCAGTAGCAATAACTAATCACTACAAACGAGTATTCAATCCGCCCCCAAAAGGTTTAACTATACATAAAGGTAATGTGTTATTACTTGGACCAACTGGTTGCGGTAAGACTTTACTTGCACAAACTGTTGCAAAGTATCTTAACGTTCCATTCATTGTTGCTGATGCAACTAATTTAACTGAAGCAGGATACGTAGGAGAAGACGTAGAGAGCATGTTAAGTGTACTACTAGCCAGAGCCGATGGTGACGTAGCAAAAGCAGAACGCGGCATCATCTTTATCGATGAAATAGACAAAGTAGCACGTAAGAGTGAAAACGTCTCTATAACACGTGACGTAAGCGGAGAGGGCGTACAACAAGCACTCTTAAAGATAGTAGAGGGTACAACATGTCGAGTTGCTCAACACGGCAAACGTAAGCACCCACAGGAGCCCCTCATAGAGATTAACACTAAGAACATACTCTTTATCGCAGGTGGTGCCTTTGATGGACTACTAGACGTTGTGAAGGCTAGAACGACTGGTACTAATATCGGCTTCGGTAGTACATTAAAAGAAGATAGCAAGTCTGGACATTTTAAAGATGTAAAAGCAGATGACTTAATGAAGTTCGGAATGATACCAGAATTCATAGGCCGTTTCCCTACTACAATTAATGTAGAAGAACTAAGCAAACATGAATTAATCAAAGTATTGACATCAGTTAAGAATAACTTCATTGATCAATACACTTACTTATTCGGCATTGATGATATAGAATTGTCTTTTACTGATGATGCAATTGAAGAAATGGTTATCAACTGCATGTCTCAGAAGACAGGAGCACGTGGTTTGCAAACAGAAATGGAAAGAATTTTACGACCGCATATGTTTAATTCAGGAAAATATAAAAAGAAAGGAATAACTGAACTAAATATAGACAAGGAATTAATAATTAACCCACACCCAATTAAATGACATATAATAAGAACAACGACCATAAAAAGAATTTTAACGACAGGAAGAAACCTTTCGTACAACAACCTAAAGGCAATAAAGTTATTGTCGTAGACGGCAATGTAGAACAAGCATTACGTAAATTCAAAAAGAAAATATCAAATGACGGATTACTTGACGATATTAGAAATAGAGAGTTTTATGAAAAACCGACTAGTGCTAGAAAAATCAAAAAGGCGATGGCAGTCAAACGTGAAAAGAAAAGGCAGTCAATAATTTCACCGTTCCCTAAACAACGTTTTAGATAAAATACCCAAAAAGACTTGAAAAAATCTATTTTGTCATTATATATGATAAATAGTTGTGTGAAAAGATAGGTTTCTTATCACACGGATGCCGAAAGGGTCCAAACAATTAATCTTGCTTTATTAAAGGAGAAATACTATGACAAGCAATATACCCACAGCCTTCCGTCTAAATCATTTAGACATTCCATCAATTCACAAATTCGGAATCGGTTTCGATTCTATATTTGAGGATATTCATCGATTAGCAACAGTAGCAGGTAAGGATAATTATCCCCCTTATAATGTTATACAAATTGACGAGGATCATTATTCTATCGAACTAGCACTTGCTGGCATTGATAAAGATGCCCTCGACATTGAGTTAGATCAAAACCAGTTGACAATTTCTACGAAAAAAGTAGAAGGATTAGAGACTCCTCTTGAGACAAAAGAACTCCAGTATCTACATAAAGGTATCAGTAATAGATCGTTCAGTAGATCGTTTACACTTGCTGATCACGTTATTGTGACAGGTGCTGATATGCATAACGGCATATTAAAAGTGAGCCTAGAACGTCAACTTCCGGAAGAACTAAAACCCAGAAAGATTGACATCTCATCAGATAAATAATATAATAGAGGTATGTTGTGCGTAGTCTAACCACTACGCACACTTTACTACTCTATAACGAACAAGGAACAATTATGACGCAAGAATTTGAATCAAACCCTTCAGTAGAAGCAAAAATTAAACCTAATCATGCTTTGCAAGAGCCACCTTTGTTTAAAGTCATCTATATAAATGATGAAGTAACATCAATGGATTTCGTTGTAGATACATTATGTGAGTATTTTTCTTACAATCCAGACACCGCATCTACTATCACTGCTGACATTCACAGAGACGGCGCGGCGACAGTTGCAGTTTTACCTTATGAAATTGCAGAACAAAAAGGCATCGAGGTAACACTTGAAGCACGATCTAAGGGATTCCCCTTACAAATCAAAGTAGAAGCAGAGGCTTAAACTGAAATAGTAATTCTTTTAGGGTTGAATTGTTTGACGTTCTTCCCTTCAAGCGGATTACTTACTGCCTGAATATCATTTTTACGAGGAAGAAGTAAAGTTGCTTCAACAGGCTTGTTGTATGAACCATACACCCAGTGAGTGACTTTACTTTCTGAATCGGCATTCAAAACAGTATCAAGCGGAGTTTGTTTACTAACGTATTCTGGTGCTTCACCAAAGTAACAGTTCTCATTAGGAACACCGTTAGTAACGATAATCATCTTTTTGACATCTAAATGTCTTTGAAGTTTTTCTATAGTCTTATGCAGGAAACCCATATCATCTAAACGATATTGATTGTACTTTAGATCATCTATAGAAATAGATGTACCGGGCTCATGTGCAGTTTCCCAACAGTTTGAACCAATAACTGCAACACCATCTACAATTACTATGTTGTGATGTAATATAACGATGTTAGGAACTTTCTGTGCTATCGATACTAATTGAGAAGTTCTTTTATTGATATCACCTTTTGCTGTTTCGTATTCAAGTGTACCAGGAGTAAAGAATACTCCTTGATATTGTTGACTAAGATGCACTAATGTTTGAGTTACTGTTCTCATATCAGTGCTGATGTTTCCCGTCAATATGCAATATAAACTTGTAGGTTTTTCATGCCAATTGAACGAGTCATTGGGTTCTAAATTGAGATCGCCGATTACATCAAACCCGATATCAATCATTTAATAGCCTTACTTAACTTGTAAGTTAGGCTTTGCTGAACCTTTCTTAGGACCAGACTTTTTGGGCGCCGCTTTCTTAGCAACAGTCTTCTTAGCAACAGCAGGTTTCTTAGCAGGTGCTTTTTTCTTCGGAGTAGAACCAGGTCCTCTCTTCGGTTGATTCTTCTCAGCAACTGGCTTACTATAAGTAGTTTTGTTGTCAGATTTTTTATCTTTCTTTTTATAAAAGTAGATTACTCCTGCAACAACTGCAAGGCCTACTAATACTGATATTTCATTTTCCATGTTGTCTCCTATTGGATTTTATTGTACATTGTATTTATGTGCCTGTCAAGGTTAATTGTTTTTTATTTTACCCTAATAGTATACTAAATAAATTAATACAGAGGAGTAATACTAGTGGACAAGGTTAAGGCAAGCAACATCTTAAACTGTTGGATGAATGAAAAACTACCTACAATCTCTCAACAAAAACGACACCCTTTTAGACCCACTCATGCTACAGCAAACAAAACATGGAGAGTATTAAATGCTACATGTTTTAATAATGAACTTAAATTACCGACATTTACATTCCATGCACGTAAGTCATGGTGGGGAATGTGCTGTAGTGATTCCGGAAGACCAAGAGAATTAAAGTCTCGTTCTTGTTGTGAAATAATGCTAAGTGACAAGTGGTTCTGTAGACTGTGGTTCCTTGATACATTAGCACATGAAATGGCACACCAGTATCAATGGGATATTGACGGAGTTAAACGTATTAAGAGAGGTTGGGAACCTCTTATGAGTCATGGTCCTTCTTTCTTTAAACATAGAAAAAGTATTAATGAACATGGACTGGTACTAAAGACTGTACACAATCAAGAGGGATGGTTTGAACATCAGTGTCTTAAAAAATGCTGATAAATAGTATTATGAGTACTGAAATCAGAGATATTATAAACTTATTAGAAGACGAAGAAGAACCGATTACTAAACCACAGGTTGAAAAAGTACTTAAGAATGACGGTTACGAACATTTAAAAGTCAGTGGAAACAAAATCACTGTATTGACTCAATTGCCAGACGGGTCCAAATCGGGCGAGTTTAGAAAAGCGACAATTGACGAAATTTTACAAACGTTAAGCCGAGAAGTACCTGAACATGAACCTTCATTTTCTTCTGCTACTAATTTAAGTAGCATCGGAGGCATCTTATTTAAAAATAGCAAAGTACATATAGTTGTCAAAGACATCGGTAAGCAAGGTGACAAGAGTGCTGGTATCGCTAATGAAGTTGAAATAGCAGGTATGATTGAATCAGTTATTCAGAAATATGGTAGTGCTGATATTACATTTACTGATGATCGTGGCGTCGAATTAGAAATTAAAAATGCTGACAATGTAATTGTAGCAGGTAGAGACACTGGTAACAGAAAGAAAGCAGACATACTTATTACAAGTGAAGATCAATCATTGCCTATTAGTATTAAGAAAGTTGATGCGGCCGCTTGGGAAAGTGCTGACTCTATGTTCGGTGCAAAGGCAAAAACAATTATCGATAAGTTAATTAAAGATGGTAAACTAGAGTTAATTGAACTTAAAGATAAGACCACTGCTAAAGGTGAACCAGTCTACAAATTAAGTAAAGAAATAGTTATTGAACCTACAGCAGAAGAAGCCATGAATGCAATCTTTGGTAGTGACATTAACCCAGCAGGGGGAGTCATTATTCAAACATTCAAGCCAGAGCATTACACACAAGACGAAGACAAGATTGATGTCGAGGCACATATTGTTATTAAAGAAATAGACGATATACCTCAAAGTCATTTAATGGTTTGGTTACTACGCAATGATTCAACAAGAAACATTGCATCTATAGGATATGCAGGCATTAGACCTTTAGGAGTAACACTTGAAAGAGGATTTGGGAAGTCGGGCAACAAGGATGTTATTACTGTAAACAAAGACGGTAATGTAGTTAGTGCAAAAGACATTATTGCACTTGATAAAGAAATTGACAGAATACAACAAGTAGATATTGACAAAAGAGAATTACGAGACAAAGCAAAAGATATAGCCGACGGTGGCGGGCAGACTGTCGATGATATCTTTGCTAAGAAAATGGATAAAGAAGGCGTAGGGAGAAGAAAAAGATAATGGAAACCACAGAGCATCAATCGAATAAAATTTTGTTCCAAAAAAAGACAATAAAAAATCAAGCAGATCAAATTGCTGAACAGGCAAAACGTATTGCAGAATTAGAAAAAAACAAGAAGAAATAATAATGGCAAAGAAGAAAAGCAAAACACCAATTAACGTACAGCATAGCAGAGTAGAACCATTTGTCTACAGGGCTACACTAGTCAAGGTAGTGGACGGAGATACGATTGACGTAACACTAGACTTAGGATTTGATGTACTATTACACAATCAAAGAGTCAGACTTGCTGGAATCGATACGCCAGAAAGCAGAACTAGAAACTTAGAAGAAAAGAAAATGGGTCTAGCCGCTAAGGTAAGACTTAAAGAGATATTAGCAGAACACAAGTTTAAGATACAATCATTAGGTAAAGGCAAGTACGGTAGAATCTTAGGTATCCCTCACACAGAAGATGGACAAGACATCTGTCAAATGCTAGTAGACGAAGGTCACGCCAGAGAATATGACGGTGGCAAAAAAACTTCTTGGACTGACTAACACCAATTAAATACTTACATGTACAAAAAGATGCATGTCACATATTCTGACTTAAGTTCCCCTCAATATAGCGATCTTACATTAACCTATAACATTAATGAAACATCGATTGCTCAACGATGGGCGACACTCTTAGATGAATCGATTCAGAAGTATACTATAGATGATCCTAGAAGATTGTACGGCTTTGATACGTTAGACATAGAAAGAGAAAAGGCAGTTGATGCTATCAATCATTGTGTAGATGTCATCAATGAGTACAGTCCGGGCTTTGTAGAACGCAGAATGACGCCTGAGTTGATACAAGACGACCTTAATTACTTACATCATATCTTTGAAGTCTATCACGGAATGCTCAATAAGCCGCATGAGTTCTTCTTAGAAGCACCTAAAGAAGTAAGACAAGCACTAGGTCAATTAAACTTAGAAGTGCATAGATGCGAAGCAATGGCTGAAGGAACAGTCAGAAAAATGTTACCAACCCATCTAGTAACTTACTACGATCAGCCAAGAGGTCCTGGAATAAGAACATTAGAAGACAGCGACTATGAACACTTTACTGATTACTTTGAGTACGGAACAGTATACTTATTATATGTGGAGATAGGTAAGACACTGCAAGATATGGCTATAGATGATGACGACCATATCGGTGAAGAAGCATATAAACCCTTTAGACACTATGCAAGTGACTTTGTTATCAGATATTGGGAAGCAAGTGTAGAAAGCATAAACAAATTTCGTAAAATATACAAAGCACATTATGATGCTAACGAGACTTTTTATGAATACAATTACAGTCATCCATACAATAGGCCAGGGAACATACCGTTAGCAAAGTTGCAAACACATCTGTCTCCTTTACAAGTAGTAACCGAAATACAAAAAAGACAATTTGTAAGTTCGGTCAAATTAACATAACCGAAAGTGTTGCATATGATGTACAAAACGTGTATACTGCATACTTTAAGAAACATAAATTAACAGAGGAAATTTTATGCTAGTACCAATGGTTTTAGAACAAACAAGTCGTGGTGAACGTAGTTACGACATTTACAGCAGATTACTACGTGATCGTGTTATCTTGCTTGAAGGTGAAGTACATGATACTATGGCTAATCTAATCGTAGCACAACTGCTTTACTTAGAAAGTGAAAACAGTGAAGCCGATATTTCTCTGTACATCAACTCCCCGGGCGGTAGTGTCACAGCAGGTATGGCTATCTATGATACAATGCAATTTATCAAGCCAGACATCAATACGATTGTTATGGGACAAGCCGCATCAATGGGCAGTCTGTTAGCACAAGCCGGTACTGCTGGCAAACGTAAAATGCTTCCACGTGCTAGACATATGATTCATCAGCCTTCTGGTGGAGCAAGAGGTCAAGCAACTGATATGGAAATTCAAGTCAGAGAAATACTAGAAATGAAAAAGTACTTGACTGAGATTTATGAGGAGCATAACTCTAAAGGTAAATCATTCGATGAACTTAAAGCAGATATGGAGCGTGACAATTTTATGAATGCCCAAGATGCACTTGACTACGGTCTTGTTGATGAGATCGTAAAGAATAGAGACGATTCATAAGAAAGGGATCGATGTTCTGATCCCTAGTGCGAAGTTACTTATTATAAGTATTGTGTCAATATGTCAAAGTATTGACACAACTATTTATTCGACCTTGCATAAAAAGAGGGACCGAAGTCCCCCTAGTTCCCCTCTTACCCCTTACTGTTTATCGTTGACAAACTCGTAAAGTTCTCTAGCCGCTTTAATCACATCAGTTGTATCAATCGTTTCGGAAGGAAGATCCTTGGGTGCATCTTCATGGTAGCCGTTATACTCTCGTATAGCATCTGTTTTGCGTTGTAGATTGCACTCTAAGATACCTTGTGCTTGGGATAGTAAGTCTGCTCTGATTTCAAAGCCTGATTTATTAGTCATGTTTTTCTCCTGTATATGTGTGTTATGTAACAAAATGTCACAATATTACTTATGCTCTGGAATATTGATCAAAACTTTTTCTAAGTCATTGATTTTATTAGGCGAAATAATTGAAAATAATGGGCAAAAGGCTTGACTTTGGGTAACTGTGGTAGTATAATATACTTATATTAACGCAAAACGAGAAAACAATATGTCTTATAACATCTTTCAAATCAAAGTCACTGAAGAAATCTATGAGTTTGTCAACGGTCCAGAGGGCGGTCACACTGAGACTGCTAAGAAGTACCCACTGTATGAGGCTCGTTTAGAGACTTCACACAGAGGTTCTGAAGGCTTTGCTTCAAACATGTTTGATCATTACACTAAAGTGTGTGAAGTTGCTGGGTTTGAAGAACGAGACTTAGAGACTGTTTTCAAAATCTTAAATGGTTTCTACTTTAACGAGGACACTGGTACAGACTCGATATTTGAGGAGTTTGTAAGTGGCTTTAAGATGAAGACTTACTTGAACAAGAGAACCAAAGAAGTGACTGAACTTAGAGATATGCATTCACTATCAGTTGGTGACATTATCGAAGATACACTGACAGGCAAGTTTCACATGGTAGACGGATGTGGATTCTCAGAAATTAACTTAGAAAAAGAGGTAGCATAGTATGATGATATTTATAGGTGACTTTGTAAACTTGGGTTCAAGTGACAACTGGTTAGAAGTAACAGCCATTCTTGGACCAATGCACATTCGGTTGAGCAATGGTCAGACTGTCGAAGCAAGTGAGAAACACATCACTGATTATCGCAGTGCTGGCGAAATGGCGAGTGCGGCATAATGTTTAGTATTACAGACAACAAGGGATTTTGTATCTCATTTAACAACGGGTACACAGTATCTGTTCAATTCGGTGGTGGCAACTATTGCTCTAACCGAGACATACCCATAAAAGATTGGGGTAAGACTGTACCAGATAGTGATACGGCTGAGACTGCTTTAATGACTAAAGACGGTTTTGTGGAGTATCAAGGTGATGATGTGCAAGGTCACATGACTCCAAAATGCGTATTAGAGTTACTCAACTACGCAGAAGCCCTTCCTAATTATGGCGAGTATATTCCGCATGATATTCCTCAATCTCATACTAAAGGTGAGATCAATCCTAAAGAGAAAAAGGAAGGTAGTTTCTATGGTTACAATGAAAAGACTGACAACTATTTTGAAGGGATAGACGATTAATGAGACTAGGAATCAATCGTC